TGGGCAGTTGTAGCTCGTACACACGCCGATGTGCGCGATACCTGCTTCGAAGGCGAATCCGGAGTGCTTTCGGTACTCAAGCGATACGGCCTATACGGAGAACACAACTACAACCGATCACGCACAAAAATAAATCTGCCCAACGGATCCATGATCAAAGGATTCTCAGCTGAAGAACCCGACACATTGCGTGGGCCACAACATCACGGAGCGTGGTGCGATGAGCTCGCAGCCTGGGAATATGACGACACCTGGGATCAGCTGCAATTTGGACTACGCCTTGGAGAAAACCCCCGCGTAGTGGTGACAACAACGCCACGACCGACAACCTTGATCCGTGACCTCTTTGCCAGACCCACAACTCATGTCACGCGTGGATCCACATTCGATAACGCAGACAACCTCAGCTCGATAGCGCTCGCCGAATTACAAGCTCGATACAACGAAACACGATTAGGTAGACAAGAGCTTTACGGTGAAATTCTTGATGATGTCGAAGGCGCACTTTGGACAAAAGGAATCATTGAGCGATCACGATTAAGTGAACACCCGCATCTCTCTCGCATTGTGGTTTCGATAGATCCAGCCGTCACCAACACAGCGAGTTCTGATGAAACAGGAATTGTGGTGGCAGGCTGCGATACCAATGGACACGGATACCTGCTTGCCGATGAATCCCTGCGCGGATCACCTTTGGACTGGGCAACCCGAGCCGTAGCCCTGTACGACCAATACAAAGCCGATTCGCTTCTGGTGGAAGTCAATCAAGGGGGCGACATGGTCAGCGCCGTACTTAAACAAGTGCGCCCTGTGCTGCCGATCAGAGAAATACGCGCCCATGTGGGAAAGAAGCTTCGAGCAGAACCCGTTGCAGCGATGTACGAACAAGGAAGAATTCATCATGTTGGAGAATTCACCAAACTTGAAGATCAGATGACAACCTGGACACCGGCAGATCCAACATCACCCGATCGACTTGATGCAATGGTGCAGGCATTTGCAGATTTACTGGGAACATCATCGATCAGCAACTATTTCAACGCACTAGCCAACATCTGCCAAAATTGTTCCATGCCAAACCCAAAATCAATGGCCCTGTGTGTGAAGTGTGGCTCCGCTATCATAGAACCAGCGCGAAAATAGTCGGAGGATAAATGGCTGTAAATTTTAATTTCACAAACGACTACGCGATAGATCAAGGCGCAGACTGGTACGCAACATTCATCTACAAACAACCAGCAGAGATAACCAATATATCGGGCAATGGAACAACCGTAACTTTCACGGCGGTCAATGGATTTACAGCAGGGCAGACGGTATCGATCGATGGGGTAACTCCACCCATCTACAACTTGCAAAATGCAACGGTAGCTACAGCAAGCGGATCACAATTCACCGTGACCAATGCAGCGACCGGCATTTACATTTCCGGAGGAATCGCAACAACAGCCGTCAACTTGACCGGCGCAACAGCTGCTCTTCAATTGCGATCCTTACCATCATCATCTGATGCCGTGCTTAGCCTCGCAACCGGAGGCAACGGCATTACCATCACGGGGCTGACAGGACAAGTAAATGTTCACGCCACTGCAACACAAACTCGAGGAATAGATCCAGGTATCTATTACTACGACATAGAAGTAACTATTGGCGGTATCGTTACACGCCTCGCCCAGGGACAAGCTGAAGTAATTGCGGAGGTAACACGCTAATGGCAGACGATGTAGTAATCATCAAACCTTCAAATGCGATCGTACAGATCACAGCCCCAGGGCCTCAAGGCTCATCCGGAACTCCGGCGCAAGTGTTTTACACACACACGCAAAACACACCTTCGGCGGTCTGGACAATCAATCACAACCTCGGAGGAAACCCCACAGCAGTCGTTCTTGATTCAGCAGGGACACAATGCGAAGGCACTTTCAGTTATCCTTCTGTCAATCAGATGGTGATCACTTTCACGGCAGCGTTTAGTGGCGTTGCCTATGTTATCTAGGAGAAGATATGTCGCGTAAATTTCTAGTTGGTATTGACCTCAACAAGAACGAGCTCTCAAATGCCGTCATTCAAAATCTTGCATCTGCGCCTAGCTCTCCTGCTGCAGGTCAGATTTATTTCAACACTGGAGATGGTGAGCTCTACTACTACGATGGCACCCAATGGGTATCGGTTCTCAATGAATCCGAAGTGCTCTACGGAACACTTGCAGCGCGACCATCCGCAGGGGTAGCAGGTCGTCTCTACTATGCAACCAACAACTACCTTCTTTACTTTGATGATGGAACCACTTGGACTCAGATCAACAACTTTGGAACCGTCACCGCGCAAACGACATATGGCGCATCCTCGGGCAACGGATCCAGCACAAATTTCTCACGCGCAGATCACACGCACGGAACACCATCTCTAACAAATAGCACACCATCGGCACTAGCGGTGGGTGGATCCGGCGCAGTAGGAACAGGAACGGCTCCAGCTCGTGAAGATCACGCGCACGCCATGCCTTCTTTTGGTGGGGTCACAGCACAAACGACTTTCGGAGCAGCATCTGCAAACGGAACAAGCACTTCAATCGCTCGCGCTGATCACACACATGGAACCCCAACACACGACAACGCAGCTCATAGCAGCATCAATCTTTCAGCGCTCGCCGTACCAACTGCGAATGTGTCCTGGGGCAGCTACAAGATTACAAGCCTCGCAGACCCAACTGCTGATCAAGATGCAGCAACCAAAAAGTATGTTGATGATGTAGCCCAAGGCTTAAACATCCACGATTCGGTAGTTGCCGGAACAACAGCAAACCTCACAGCTACATACAGCAACGGCACAGCTGGAGTGGGTGCAACACTGACAAACTCCGGAACCCAAGTGGCACTAACCCTTGACGGAGTAAGCCTGTCAACGAGTCAACGCGTGCTTGTTAAAAATCAAACAACAACTTCTCAAAACGGTATCTACACCGTCACAACTGTAGGATCCGGATCAACAAACTGGGTACTTACCCGCGCAACAGACTTTGATAATGCCGCTGAAATTGGTGGAGGCGACTTCGTATTCATCACTGGTGGTAGCACACTCGACAACACCGGATGGGTTTGCGTTGATAAAGTAACAACAGTCGGAACAGATCCAATTGTTTTCACGCAATTTTCGGGTGCAGGTACATATCAAGCAGGAAATGGCCTTACTCTAACAGGCAACACATTTAGCGTAACAGCAAGCACAGGTATTAGCGTGTCCGGTTCGGGCGTTGCAATCGATACCGCAACAGTCGTAACCAAATACGCAGCAAGCGTGGGTGATGGCAGCAACACCTCATACACCGTCACACATAACCTTGGAACCAGGGATGTTATAGTCTCCGTATATGACAACAGCAGCCCCTACGCCGAAGTCATTTGCGATGTCCAACACACCTCCACAACAGCGATCACACTACTGTTCTCTGTAGCACCTACTTCCAACCAATACCGAGTCGTAGTACACGCGTAACAAACGAAGGAGATACACATGGGTCTGCGTGACCGTATCGCCCGAGCCCTCGTAGGTGATATAGAAAAAGCACCTCGCCTTCCTGCAGGATCCGTCACGATGACGGAACAGGAAATGCGACAGGGTGGCCTTGCTATGCAACAGACATATGGCAATAGCGTTGCACTTCCGCGAGCGCCCTTCTCGGCAACGGTTCCATTTGGCCCAGGTATGCCCATCACGCCTGGCGCGATCAACCCGATCGATCCAGCAACGGGCAGACCAATGCCTCGGCGCTATGAATTCCAAGTTGCGCAGAACATCAACATCACCGAAACGCGCCTTGTACCGTTCAAAACTCTGCGAGCAGCAGCTGATCAAATCGACATCCTTCGCCGATGTGTAGAAGTCATCAAATCCAAGGCTTCCGCACTCGAGTGGGACATTACTCTGGCCCAAGATGCCTCAGAAAAAATAGTAAGCGAAGCCGGTGGCGATCATGTGCGAGCGATGGCACAGGCAAGAGAAAAATTTACTGATGAGATCAACAGAATGCGCACCTTCTGGGAAAACCCAGATAAGGCAAACGGTCTAACTTGGACTGACTGGTTGATGATCGCACTTGAAGAAATTCTGGTCATCGATGCATGGGCGGTATACCCACAACCAAGCGTAGGAGGCGACCTTTACGGCTTCCAGATCCTAGACGGGGCAACCATCAAGCCCCTCATTGACGATCGTGGAATGCGACCCCTCCCACCAAACGCTGCATACCAACAAATCCTCTACGGATTCCCTCGATCAGAGTTTGCAGCAAACGATGACGATCCAAAAGCAGACGGCGAATTCTCAGCCGATGACTTGGCCTACATGGTGCGCAACCGCCGATCCATTTCGGTCTACGGATTCAGCCCAGTAGAACGAGCTCTGCCATTAGCCGATATTTACCTACGCAGACAGCAATGGCTACGCGCCGAATACACCGATGGCGTACTGCCTGAGCTCATGTTTACAACCGATGAGGACTGGGGCAACAACCCAGATCTGCTTCGCGCATATGAGAACATTCTTAACGATGACTTGGCCGGACAAACCGAGCAACGCAAACGAGCTCGATTACTTCCCAAGGGACTTGCGCCGGTCGTCAACGAAGGCTACGGCGAAAAATTCAAAGACACACTTGATGATTACCTGATCACCTCCATCTGTGGACACTTTGGAGTGCAACCTGGCGAAATTGGATTTGCACCAAAAGGAGGATTAGGTGGTGCAGGCTATGAAGATGGCCGAGCAGAAACCGCAGAAGCAATTGGGATGCAACCGCTGGTCACTTGGATTAGCAAAATGA